CTATGGTAGGTTTTTCTTTTTGTTGATAAAATCTGCAAATTGCTCTTTTACCCGCCTTTCAAGCGGATGTAGGTAAAAAGCGTTTCTGCGTTCGAGCTCTGCCATTCGTTCAGCCCTGTAGGTTGCCGCCTCAAGGCTAATGTCACATAAATTTGCAATTGCAGCGGCATTTGTTGCGTGTAGCTCATGGAGTACACAAGCCGGAGCCAACAAATCCCGAGCAAATACATTTGCTGAATGTTCGGAATCGTCGATTGTTGCAAATCCGTTGCCGTTTTCCTTAAACAAGTGACCTAAAAATATATGACCGAGTTCATGCGCAATTGTAAATCTACATCGCTGAGGGGATTGCTCATCTGCATATATGATATAAAGTTTATCATCTTGCATCAAAGTTATTCCACTCTCATTTTCACTTAGCAGATTGACTGCCGAATTTTTCAACAAAACAATGTCGGCTTGCTTTGCTATCTGACTGACTTTAACAGGCAAGTTGCTAATTCTGTAGTCGATTAAGCATTGCCAAGAGGCATTGCGTGCGTTTTTGTATTTTTCATAATTCAAGTTTACCACCTCATCGGTATTTTAACCCATGAGGTGTTTTTTATTATGTATTATAAATCTGTATCGTCAGGCTCAAACTTACTGAGATCAGGAAGATTAACTATTTCAATAGGTTGATTATTACCGTCACTTCGTGCGGCTTTAACCGTTGGTATTAGATTATCGTTAATTTTTAAAATAGTATCAATTGTGTACTGATGTTCAGGGTGATTTCGATAAGCATAAACCAAATCTTTTTCATGATTGGTTAAAATCATAGTATTGCTTTTGTTTGGCATTTCTCTGAACTCTGCAAGAATATCATCTACTTTATATATATCACAAAGTGCGATTAAAATTTCTGCATCAGGTTGACCGTGATTGTTCTCCCACGCATTTACGGTTTTTCCACTTTTATTTATTAATTTTCCGACTTCATCGGCGGTTAATCCGCTTTTTTTCCTTAACTCTTTTAATTTTTGTGCTATAAATTCTCTTGACACTTTGTTTCTCCCTTTATAGATGTTTTATCTACGCTTTTATTATAATTCGCTAATTACAGATTGTCAAGAAAAAAATCTGAAAAATGTAGAAAAATTTTTTTAAAATCTCTTGACAATCTGCAAAAGTTAGATTATTATTAAAATGAAATCTACAAAATGTAGCATTTAACAGTTGAAAGGAGGTAAAAGGTATGACTGTGAACGAAAAACTTAAAAAGATTGTCGAAGAAAAAGGACTTAAACAATCATATTTGTGTGAGCATACTGGAATGACCGCTGATGCAATTTCAAGAATATTAAATTCCAACCGTAAGGTTACAGCAGAAGAGTTTTTGGGAATATGTCAAGTGCTTGATGTTGATCCAAGGCAGTTTTTTAAGCAGTCTGCTTAACTTATTACCTCAGAAAGGAATGATAAAAATGGCACTAACCATATATGCGGCAGTTGCTACCGTAGTAGCAGTAGTGGCAATCATAAAAGCTGTAAAATGGAAAATTGCTACAAGAGCAATGGTAGTTTATTGTACAAAGAATTTCAGAATACCCACAGACAAAGAACTTGCCGACTGCTCCAAAGAAGCCGCCGGCAAGACAATAAGATTTAAGTAATTCCAAATTGAGCTTTTATAAGCTGAGTAACAACATTCGCTGATATTTGTGTTATTGCAGAAAGCGAGTGACTTCCCACGGTTCCGGCAATCTTCTTAACTTTATTCCATATATCATCGTTACGAATATTTGCTAAAAACTTGTGACCTTCGGGAGTTAAATCACCTACTTCTAAATAGTCGCCACCGTCGGCGCCGAACATTGAAGTAATTAAACCTGCAAGTTCGCATTGTTTAATATGGTAGATAATTTCGTCATGAGAGTATGGTTGAAGCCTTTCAAAATCGTTGCTAAATTTACTGTATCGAAAGGATTCGTTGAAGTCACACACTTCTTCTACACTCAAAAGAATATCACGAACACAGTCGTTATTTAAACGCATAAGCATCACCTCCTTACAATTTGATTTTAGCATTTTAAGGAGAAAAACACAACAAGGAGATGAAGAAACTGAATAAGTTAGCGTTTATAGCATTTATTCTCAACGCAATTAGCTTACTTCTGCTGATTGCAGCAATGCTTATCAAAGCAGGAGCTATCCGTTAAATTCAGCAACAAACCAACATTTATTTTTAGGAGGAGTTTATATGTCAGACAGATTGATTGTACCAATCGTAAAGCCGTTGACGCCTAAAGAGGGCAACACAATCAGAGCGGTTGTTGATAATGACACGCTCAAGGAGCTTAACGAGATTTCGGACAAGACAGGAATTTACATCTCACAGCTTGCAAGAATGTGCATTGAGTTTGCCCTGCCGAGAATTGAAATTCAGGAAGGCGTCAAGGTCGAAAAAGCAAAGTAAGGAGGTGAAGAAGATGATTGACAAAATCCTTATCAATCCGAAAACAGGTGAGCCATACAAGAACGTGCCACCCAAAGTTGCCGCACAGTACCTCGACATTACTCCCGAATTTGTTTATAACGGACTGCGTGAGCAGAGGCTACCAATAGGCACGGCTTGCCTGTTCAAGGGCGGTAAATGGTCGTATAACATTCCGCTTGAAAGGCTCATAGACTACGCCACAAGATGTAATGTTATTATTGCGAAAGGAGTGTAACAAATGCGGTTAAGAAATTACCCGACAAAAAGAAAGCTGCTCAAAGATATTGAAAACCTCAGAGCAGAGAACAGACATCTCAGCATTGAGCTAAGGAACGCAAGAACGGACCTTGCACTTGAAAAAACAGCGTCAAGCGGTTATCGTCACGAGAACAGAGAGCTAAAACGCAAGCTCAAAGCCCTTGAAACGCCTGAATCCGAAGTATTCAATTTTGAATGTGTGGGGGTCAGTAAATGAAAAAGGGGACAACAGTCGAAAGCGGATATGATGTTGAGGGACGCTGGTGTCTGAAACTCAAAAAAGCTAAAGGTAAGTTTACGCTTGATGAAATAATTGAAGCGGCGAAAGAATGGGAAGAAGATTACTATGCCGTGATTATTAAAGCAATGGGCGATGAGACAGCACAGTATTACGATGATGACCTTGAGGGGGATTACGTGACGCTATATCGTGCTACAGATTTTATAAGCAAGGAGGTGTAACCGATGAAAAGATTAACTTTAAATCAAGACAGCGAAATCAAAGTCAAGGACATCTACGGAAAAATGCACGACTACAAAGATGTACCAAACGAGTTCTATGGCTGTATTCGCAAACTTTACGATTATGAAAATACAGGATACACAATTGATTTTATTGACAACATACCGCATATACTCAAAGATATGCGTGAATGCTTATTAAATCCATCGGCTGTAAATATTAAAGCGTGTTTGCATATGATTGATTACATTTTAAACACAAAAGAAAAAGACCGTTGATTGTAGTGCAAGCAATCAACGGTCCGCAAATAACACAAGGCTATCTGCGTATAAATACAGTCCAACATTATTATATCAGATGACCTTGCGAAAATCAAGGAGATTATATAAATGAATAAAAAATCTAAATTACAAATGATACCCACTGACAAACTTAATCCACACCCTGATAATCCAAGAAAGGTTATCGGCGATGTTTCAGAACTTGCAGAATCTATCAAAGCAAACGGTATCTTGCAGAATTTGACCGTAGTGCCAAACAATGATAACTGGGATGATTTCACGGTTATTATAGGACACAGAAGATTAGCAGCGGCTAAGCAGGCAGGCTTGACCGAACTGCCGTGTGCTGTTGTCGAGATGACCGAAAAGGAACAGTTATCTACAATGTTAACCGAAAATATGCAGCGGTCAGATTTGACAGTTTATGAGCAGGCAAAAGGATTTCAGATGTTGATTGACCTCGGGGACAGCGTTGCCGAGGTGGTAGAGAAAACAGGCTTTAAAGAAAGCACCGTAAGAAGAAGACTCAAACTTGCAGAACTTGATGAAGAATCCTTCAAGGACAGCCAGCTCAGACAACCCACATTGGCAGACTACGAGCGTCTGAATCAGATTAAGAATATTGATGCAAGAAATGAATTGCTTAAATCAATCGGAACGAATAATTTTGACAATTTTTTGTATTCTGCTGTTAAAAAGCAGGAGACCGATGAAGAAAAAGAAAAAATTGAAAAGCTCTGTCTTGAACATGGAATGATTAAAGCGCAGAAACATGACGAAATTCCAAGCAACTATGAATATACGGGATTTTTTGCGCTCAAAGATTTGATCGGTAAAGACTTTGCGGACGGCAGGAAAAGATATTTTTATTTTGGTTACGGCTCAAACATTTATATTTACGCAGAAGCATTAGACAAGCAGGAAAAGAACGATGCCGAAGATGAAAAGCGAAAGCTTGAAGAACAGAGATGGGACGAGCTTGTTGAACAGGCGGAAGAAATAGACGAGCGCTGTGAGGCTCTCAGAATAGGCTTTATGCTTGATACAAATTTCAATGACAGCAGCAAAAAGCAGGAGCTTGTGAAATTTATAGTCGCCCAAGTGGCGGCAGGAGCCAGTAGAAATGCACACAGATTTAGCGAAGTGGTCGAGAATCAAGATGCCGAAAACATAGACAACTACATCAACGAACATTGGGGCGATAACAGCGGTAGATTGCTTATGGCGGCGGCATACGCTTCATGCCAAAGAACTTATGAAGAATTAAGCTTTATTTATGTAGGCTATAACAGCAAAACGATCAGCCGAAAAAACAGCCCGGATTTAAACAAATTTTATGCTTTACTCTGCAAACTCGGCTATGTGATGAGCGACGAGGAAATACAACTCCGTGACGGCACACATCCGATTTTTACAACAGGTGAAGTCAAATGAAAGAACATTTTGCTGATGTCCGCAAAATGTTCTTGTGCTGAAAATTTAATAAGTTAATCACACAACTGCACTTGTGTGATTATAAATTCCCTCTTTTGATAAATTAATACCTATCTACTTTCCTTCAGTAATACCGATTCGGGCAGGTGCAGATGCCCGAATTAATTAATCAATAACAAGCTCTGCACAGCTTGTCATATTATAAAACTCGTTTACTCCTCTTTAAATAAATTCTGACATTGAAAGCGGAGCAGGTGCAGATGTTCCGCTTAGGTGAAGAAAATGGATGTAAACATTATCACAATAAAATTTAAAGACGGTTCAAGCATATATATTGATGATGTTTCTGATTATGCCATAAATAACAATGTTGTCAAAGTTAATAAAAATGGATATAATCAGTTTTTTAATTTCGACGAAGTTAGATATATCGGAAGAACATTTGATTTAGAACCTGAAATATACAATGCAATGAAGAGGTGGGACAACTCCAATGTTTCACATTCAAAACTGCTATAAGAAGGTATGAATGTATGCAAGAAGAGGCGCTTTTACAAATCATTAAAAAACAGCTTAATGAGATCGTAAGGTGGTAGATTTACAAAATGTCGAGGCTAAATAAAACATGGACGGCCGATGAAATAGATTATCTTGTATCTGCTTGGGGCAACGTTAATATGGCCACTATAACAAAACACCTTGATAGATCCGAATGTGCGATAAGGCTAAAAGCCGGTAAGTTAAACTTAGGACCTTTCTTGACTAATGGCTATAGATACATCACAATAAGCAATCTTTATAAACTCATTCGTCCAAACACTTCTGCCAGTTATCTAAAAACATCGTGGGTAAAAAATAGGAATCTGCCTACTCACAACATATCAAGAAGTTCAAAAACAAATTTCATCGTTGTTTACATAGATGAATTTTGGATGTGGGCAGAGAAAAATCAATATTTTTTAGATTTTTCGAAACTTGAAAGATATCAATTAGGACCTGAGCCTGATTGGGTAAACCCAAAACGAGAGGCAGACATATTAAGGAACAGTCTTATTAAAGCAACTCCGTGGACAAACAGAGAAGATAACCTTCTCAAAGAATTGCTTGTAAAGCAAAAGTATGGTTATAAAAAACTATCACAAATATTGTGCCGTAGCGAAGGAGCTATACAGCGCAGAATTAATGACCTAAACATCAAATACCGTCCTGTAAAAGCTGATAATCATAATAAGTGGAGCGATGAAGAATATGCAATTCTCAGTAACATGATTAAAAATGGGAGCAAATATGAGCAAATTTCAGATGTAATAGGTCGCTCTGCGAAAGCAATCAGAGGAAGAGTGTTTGATAAATATTTGACTGAAAATCTCGACAAAGTAAGAGCGTACATAGGCAACGGAAACTTTGGAGACGGAACGCCTGACAAGCCGTTAAAATACAAGCGACTTATGTCGGACGAAGAAAAAAACAAAGCTAATCTATTGTTATCAATCATCGCAGGAGATTTACTTTGTGTTGCAAAAACGAACTCAAATGTTGATGAGGAATACAGCGAATTTTGGCAAAAGGATATGTGCTTGAATTGGAGCAATATCAAAGGCTGTATTGCATGCGAAAAAGATTGCGACAGTTGCACATCGTTTAAAAGAATACCCGTACAACATTGTAAGCGTTGCGGAAAAGATTTTTTTGAACGAAAAAACGCTGACTTTTGTAGCGATTGCAGGTCAGCTCGCCTATATCAAGCACGAAAAAAATATGCAATCCTTCATCAAAAGCAAAGTCGAAAGTAAAGAAGGTGTATCTATGGATGATAAAACAGAATTCGTACGAATGGTAACAACACAATGCCTAAAGTATATGTCTGTGAATGAAGCAAACAAGGTTGAGCAAATTTTGTCAGTCTTGTTGACAAAATATTCTCTAAAAAAAGAAACCTACGCTTTATCCACCGAAACAGTTACTCCTAATCAAAAATTAGTAAATACTTTTTTAGCCATTAAAAAAATTAGTGGTTTAACTGACAAAAGTCTAAAAGCTTATAACAATGAAATACAAATGATGCTTAAAGCAATAAATAAGCCTATCGCAGACATTAAGGTTAATGATATTCGTGCATACCTTGCTTTTGAACAATTAAATAAAAATGTATCAAACAGTTATCTTGATACAAAATTAAGATACTTAAAATCATTTTTTAAAACACTGAGAATTGAAGGCTACATACCAAATGATCCGGCAGAAAAAATCACAAAAATAAAAGCTGAAAAGGTAATCAGAAAGCCGTTTACACCGATTGAAACCGAAAAAATCAGAGATGCTGCCGGAAAAGATTTGAGGTTGAAGGCAATCATAGAATTTTTATTATCGACAGGATGCCGAGTTACAGAAGTGGAAAATGCAAATCGCAGTGACATTAAAGATGATAAACTGATTATCACAGGCAAGGGTAACAAGCAAAGATACGTATATCTTAATGCACAAGCAAAACTTGCTTTGGAAAAATACGAAAATACGAGGTCAGACACCAACAATGCTTTGTTCGTTAGTAAAGTTAAAATAAAAGGTGAATACAAAAGGCTTGAAAAAGGACAAATAGAAAATATCATTCGTGAGCTTGGTAGAAACATCGGAATTGAAAATTGTCACCCACATAGATTCAGAAGAACCATGGCTACCGATGCCCTTAGAGCCGGTATGCCAATTGAACAAGTATCACTAATGCTTGGCCACGAAGAACTGACTACAACACAAATATACGCAAGATCTGATGAATCTGATGTTTATCAGGCACATCAAAAATATGTTAGATAAATAGGAGTAAAAACAATGCTTAAACCTGCAATATTATACAGAGATGAAATATTTGCAAAGTTATTAGAATATAGCTACACCGACAATATGCTTTTTTATATGGGGTGTTTAGGCAATGAGTTGCCTACGATCGAAGAAAATAGCAGCGGAAATACCTATCAATACGCTATTATCGGTAAGGACAACAAGCTAATAGGGTATTTTGCATATGCTATTGATTGGTATTCTTCTTGTGCTTATAACTTTGGATTGTTTGCTTTCGACAGGAATAATACCACGATTGGATTTGATGTTTACAAGGAACTTAAAAAGATAATCAATGACTACCATATTCACCGAATGGAATGGAGAATGATTCAAGGAAACCCTGTTGAGAAACATTATGATAATTATTGTAAGCATTATAATGGCAAAAAGTTTGTATTTACAGACTTTTTTAAGGATCGACATGGGAAATACCATAACGAAGTTCTTTATGAAATCATATTTAATAAGAGTGAAAGTAAATGAAAGAAATAAAACTTATTGCTATAACGCCTTGTCGGCAATTGCACAAAGATACAATTCTGACAAAGGATGGCTTGAAAGTGAGGTAGAAGAATGAGAGGTATTAAAAATATTACCGTTAATTACGATAACGGCGAAATAGAAACCTTAAATAAAGGTGTAGTTGTTAGTTTTGATGAAATCGACAATGAAGAAGAAACTATCAAAGTCAGATATCGTATGTGCGATATTAAAGGCAAGGATTTTCATTTGATTGTAAACGCTGTTGTTGCGTTGGCACAACAGCTGGGGCTACTAAATGAGGAGTGATAATATTGGCGTTCCCCGAAAAATTAAAAGCGTTAAGGCTTAAGTATAAATTAACGCAGGAAGAATTAGGTGAAAAACTCTGTTTGAGCAGAACAAGTATATCTTACTATGAGCAGGGAAAATTTGAACCTGATATTAAAACTATAATAGATATTTCAAATCTATTTAATGTTACGACAGACGAACTGCTGAAATGAGGCTTAACAATGAAAATAAAAAAAGCATTCGACATATGTAAAAAGAATAAGTCAATTTATATATCTATGACCAGCGAAGGAGAACAGTGGCTTTCGGACGGCAATGCGGTTTATCCGATTTTTGAACTGCCATTGTTGAATGAAAACTACATATGTAAGTTGTATGACATAAACGATGCGCAAAGAGATAAGATTACATTTATCATTGCAAAGGGAAAACCTGAAATTGATGTTAATGACAGTACAGCGGATGAGTCACTCGCTGAAATGTGGGACATTGAAATTGCATATAATGGCAAAATATTATTACCAATAAGCACATCTGAGGGACTTATGTTCATCGACCGTACTTATCTCAGTCCGTTTGCAGATATGCCGCAACAAGAAATGTCATTGACATTAAGATACAATTCAAAAAGTGTTCCCTACTTTGCTATTAAATTTGGTATGATAGCCTACGGGTTTATAGCCGCCTGCGAAATCGTTGACGAAAATCTTGTAAACAGTTTGAAAGCACTCTACATTGAAAGCGATATGATTTTGAAAAACAAGAAAGGATGACCTGCCGATGAAGCAGTATGAAGCTGACCAACAGCGGAAGTTATTTCAGTGGACGACCTTCATCCGGGCAAAGTATCCTGAAATTGATTTGATGTTCCACATTCCGAACGGCGGAAGCAGAAACAAACTTGAAGCAGCCAACCTCAAAAAGCAAGGAGTAAAGGCAGGTGTGCCGGATTTGTTTTTGCCGGTTGGCCGTGGAAGCTATCACGGTCTGTTCATCGAATTAAAATACGGCAAAAATAAGCCGACTGAAAAACAAACCGAATGGCTTAAAAGCCTTAATGAACAAGGCTACGCTGTCGCTGTATGTTATGGTTGCGACGAGGCAAGCGAAAAAATATTAAAATATCTGAAATTAGGTGATACAAATGAGTAAAGAAAAAAAGAAACGAGGCAGGAAGAAGAAGCTTGATCGTCTGGACAGAATGTGTCTTTATTGTGCCGATTACAATAAAAAGCACGGCACAAACTACAGCTACGGAGAATTTGTAGCGCAAATCGCCGCAAGAAAAATTAAACCGCTCGGTTTGTACGATTACGCAAATTAGGAGGAAAAGAAAATGATTGATTGTAAGGAGAATGAAACCAATGATTGATTGCTCAAAAACAGAGAATTACTTCAACGAAAAGCAGAGAATGACGAAAAGAACAAGGCAGGAAGGATGCAAAATTAAATGTTCCGAGTGTCCGCTATCCTGTCAGAATAACGGGACAGCTGAATGTATGAGCTGTATGACTTTTGAAATGTATTACCCTCAACGAGCAATTTCAATAGTGCAACAGTGGAGCGATGAGCATCCACTGAGGACTTATCTGACCGAATTTCTGAAACATTATCCAAACGCTCAGCTTAAGACAGTATTGTTGTACTCTCCAGGGGCAATACCACTCAAAATACCTAAATGTATATGTCCATATCATTTAGGGCTGATGAGCAGAGATGATTGCAGAAAAGACCATAACTGCGTTAAGTGTTGGAATCAGCCGATTGAGGAAGGTGATTTGGTTGAGTCAGAGAAAATCGATATCAAAAACAACAAGGCTTAAAGTTTACGAGAAGTACGGCGGTCGCTGTGCGTACTGCGGTTGTACACTCGAATTAAAGAACATGCAGGTTGACCATATACAGAGCGTGTACTGGTACAATGGTGCGAATGACATCGAAAATTATAATCCTGCTTGCAGAATGTGCAATTTTTATAAGTCAACAAGGACAGTCGAAGATTTTAAAAAAGCATTGGGAAAGTTGCTTTCGGGCCTCGAAAAGGTTTTTATTTTTCGATTAGCGATAAAATATGGCCTCATTAAAAAAAACGGACAATCCAATTGAATTTTATTTTGAAAAGCAAAAATAAAGCAGGTAAGGAGAGTGAAAAAAATGATGACTGAACCCAAAAAAACAGTTCCAGCGGAAACACAGGACAGACCGACAGCGCCGGCAGAAACATTATCAGAGCTTGACAAGCTCGTTGTTGCGTTTATTGACGGCGCTCTTGATGTTAATGAAATCAATAAGCTTGATATATTCAACAGATGGCTTGTTCTGTCAATGTCTGCCGTATATAGCTGTACGAAAATAGGATTGCTATCCGCTAAGTCTTGTGTCAAGGCCAAATACAAGCTCCTGCAAGAGTATCGCAGGTTTAGGACTGACACTTTTTTTGCAAACAAGGAACACATCGAATGGATAAAAAGGACGAAAGAAACTTCTTGCAAATTAACGGAGTTGTCAAAGGCGATTGCCGAACACGATACTAATGTATTGCAAATTGCTTTACAGATAATTGACCTGCTCACCAAGCATGATGTTTATAACAAACTTTTCATTTTGTCAGACGCATCGGATACATATAAAGAAAAATGTTTAAAAACACTAACCGAAAACGATACAGCATTTTTGGATGAGTTCGGCAACATACCTTTTGTGGATTTGCTTTTTAAATTTTATAAATCGACAGAAGAAACGAGAGCATCAGAAATTTTTAAAGAATTGGATGCTGATAACATTAGAAAGGTAGCTTGTCACGTGCCGGTTAAGTCTGACAATTGTCAGGGTATCGCAAAAAGCTATAAAGAATACTTTGGCATTTAATAAGGCAATATTCTTGCCGGCTGCAAAATCTTAAAGGAAATTCAAATCAAGTTAATCCTATATTAAAAAAGTAATCAAAGCGACGACTTCCGCTTTTGATTAAGCTGTTACAAAAGAATGCACCAAAAATCAAACACACAATTGCAGCGGCAAGGTTGCACAGAGCAGTAGTTCGGTGGTCAGACGGACTACTGCATATTTATATCATCTGACTTTTTAATGCGAAAATAGAACAATAGACAGTCACAAATAAAAGGGTTGAAATACCCTTTAACTATCCCGCTCAAGGAATTAATTAAGTGACCGTTTTAGTTTTTACATATATAATAAAGGATTAAATATGTTTACATACAAAGCCGAAATTAAATCAGGCCCTTTGCTTGAGGTTAAATATTACAAGTCCATTCGCAAACGTAATAAGAAAAATCTTGCTCGACAAATCAATCAATCCAGAACAAACGAAAAGCAAGCCAAAGCAAACCGTATCAGAGGAGAACAACACACACAGAGGCTTATCCTTTGCAACTTCTCTGAGGGCGACTGGTTCGCAAGGTTCTCCGCTCCGTTTGGTGAGTTTACCGAAGATGAGTTTGAAAAAGTTGTCTCGAATTTTTTTAAGCGAGTGAAACGCAGGACAGATAAGAAACAAATCAAGTTTAAATACATCGGTTATTGTGAGTGTGGCAAGCTCGGGAAAAATTGGCATCTGCACATCGTGATTGAAGATTGCGTGCGTGAAATATTAACGGAATGTTGGCCGTGGAAAAACGGAATAAATTTCACTCCGCTCTACCAAGACGGAAACTATGCTGACCTTGCAAAGTACATCCGCAAAGATGTCAGCGGAAAGAAAAGATTAAAAACATCAAGAAATTTAACAAAGCCTGAAATCAAAGTGACAGAAGGAAAAAAGAGAGAATATCGAAAGCTTGAACGGGGTGAGGCTCTGCCTTGCCCGGACGGATATTATTTCTACAAAGACGAAATGTGGATAAATGATTTCACAGGCGCAACTTTTCACTTTACATATTTATCCAACGCTCACAAGCATAAGAAATTCGGAGGTGCAAGAATTTGAGAGATTCAACGAAAGATTATACGATTGCGCAATTCAGGTCATATGCTGCTCTCGGCTGTCCGAGCAAAGCACAAATCATTTCTGACAAAACAATGCACCAAGCACTGCGACTTGACTTGCTTGCCGTGATAGACACATTAAATGCCTTGACGAACAGCGGAAAAGACTACATCTGTCAGGCTGTATGTGCTGTTTATTTTCCTGCACCGACAGAAGAATTAAAAAAAGGTGAAATCAATTCGAGAGTAATGAGATGTGCTCTTGAAAACTACACGGACGAGCGAACTGTGTGGCGCTGGCTGAAAGAGGCAAGATTACTTTGTGCCAACCTTCGAGGATTGAACACAGGCTATTTGTACAACTTGCACAAATAAAGATGTCAGTAGAAACAAATAAATTTGCTGTAAAATTAAATTGTGATAAAACGAAAAGTAACAACAGACTGGATCGTCCGCCAAATCCGTGAGGGTAAGGCATACAGGTTTTATTTAACGGCTGACTGGCAAAAAGTCAGAGATGCAAAAAAAGCAAAAGAACATTACGAATGCGAACGCTGTCGTGCTGTGGGTAAGTACAGCCCTTGCGAGGCGGTGCATCATAAGTTGTATCTAAAGGTAAGACCTGACCTTGCTCTTGACATCAACAACCTCGAATGTCTATGCAAAGACTGCCATTACAAAGAACATCACAAGTACGAACCAAAAAAATTAAAAGATGAGTTTGCTGAGCGGTGGTGAGCGAAAAAAAGCATACCCCCGGGTAAAAAATCGAAAAATTCTGAGGTCAATGGATAACGGTGTAAAGGCACGACAGTTTGGTCTCGCGCACGCACACGAGAAATTTTTGAGAGAGGAGTAGTATAAATGGCACAAATTAAAATTGCAGAAATCAAAGACAGCTTAATTGAGCAACTGACTTTGAAGGGGGCAAACATTGAAGTCTATAGAGATTTAATTGACAGCTATATTTTTTGCACGAAGCTTGAGCGTAAAATGCAGGCGGACATCCGCAAAAATGGCTTGACATACAAAGCTATCAGCGCCACAGGCAAAGAGTATATGAAGGATAACCCCTCTGTAAAAAATGCCGTAATGTACAACAAACAGCGTTTAGCAATCCTCTCACAAATGGGGCTGTCCATTGACAAAGTCGAGAGTGATTCGGATGACGAACTGTAAAGTCATAGACGATTACATTGACCTTGTTAAAAGCGGTAAATATCGTGTCTGCCGTGAGCAAATTCAGCTAATAAAGTTTGTTGAAAACGTCTTTGAGAATGAAGAAATCTATGTTGACGAAGAACAGCTTGAAAAGTATTTGGCTTTGCAGAAATATTTTCCTTATGAACTTTTTAAATGGGAAAAATTTTGTTTTGCATTGCACAATTGCACATACTCAGCTCCCGGTGTTTTAAGGTTTCCCGACCTTGTACTTATTGTCGGAAGAGGTACAGGCAAAAACGGCTATTTAGGCTTTGAAGATTTCGCACTTTTAACACCAGTGAATGGTATTAAAAACTACGACATCGACATTTGCGCGACTTCGGAAGATCAGGCGACTATTACTTTTAACGATATTTATAATGTCCTTGAAGATAACAAAGCCAAAATGCAAAAACACTTTAGGTGGACGAAAACAAGAATTGTGAATATAAAGACAAACTCTGTGTTGAGATATCGGACATCTAACAGTAATACGAAAGACGGCGGTAGACCGGGCAAGGTCGATTTTGATGAAAAACACGCATATGAAAATTACAAGCTTATTGACGTGTTTGTCACCGGTTTAGGAAAAAAGCCACTTCCGAGAACTACGACAACCACAACAATGGGATATGTGAGAGACGGCCCACTTGACCAAGAGTTTGCGAGAGGCCTTGAAGTCTTAAACGGCGATGCGCCCGATAACGGCACGCTTTATTTTATTTGCCGATTAAATGACGAAAAGGAAGTTCATGACGAGCGAAATTGGTACAAAGCGAATCCAAGCTTGCAATATTTTCCAAATTTACTCCGAGAACTTCGGAAGGAATACGAAAAATGGAAAATTGATCCGAATAATAACTCTTCATTCATGACGAAGAGAATGAATTTACCACAGGGAACGGAAGCAAATCCTGTAACTTCGTGGGACAATATCAAAGCAACAAACAGGCCTCTCCCCGACCTTGAAGGTAAGCCGTGTGTGTTTGGTATCGACTATACGAAAACGACCGACTTTTTGGGAATTGGTTTAATGTTTTTGGTTGACGGCTCAATCGTATGGAAACCGTTTTCGTGGTATTGCTCGCAATCTGCGGATTTGGGCAGGATTAAATTTCCGTATACTCAGCAACCCGACTTAAAAAGAGTGGACGGGGCGGAAATCCCGCCTGAAATCGTCGCCGACTGGTTGAGAAATCAGAAAGAACATTACAACATTATCGGCGGAGCGTTAGATAACTACCGCTATACATTACTCAAAGAGCCGTTAATGCAGTTGGGTTTTGAATGTGACCGCAAAGGACAAAATAATCTTAAACTTGTCAGACCGTCAGACAAAATGCTTGTTGCTCCTCTAATTGCTTCGGATTTCGCTAATCATCGTATTGTTTGGGGAGATTCGGCACTTATGCGTTGGTACACAAACAACACTTCTGCCGTTGAGGATAAAAACGGCAATATCATATACGGAAAGATTGAGCCAAAATCACGAAAAACAGACGGATTTATGGCGTTCGTCGCCGCATATACACAGCTTGATTTACTAAAGCAAAATCAGCCGATGACGGTTGATGAAATCGAGAATTGCTTTAACGCAATTGTATTTTAAAGGCAGGTGAAAAGATGAAAGTGATAAACTGGGTAAAAAATCTCTTTAAAAAAGATGCCGTTGCAGCGGAATTTAACGAGGACGGCTCGACAGTTGACGAACAGAGGTTTCACCTGACTGAACTTGCTCTATTTACCGCAATTGATTTTATTGCTCGAAGTTTGGCAAAATGCGAATTTGTTACCGTAAACAATAACCGAGAAAGTCGCAAAGCTGAATATTATCTTTGGAATTATTCGCCGAATAAGCATCAAACCAAAATCGAATTTTTTACGCAGGCTGTTGCGAAGTTGATTTTTGACAATGAGCTTTTAGTTATCGAAACAGCCGACAATCAGCTTATGATTGCTGATAGCTTCTCAAAAACGGAACACGCTTTGATCGACGACACATTCAGCGGCGTTACTTGTCGAAATTTTACATATCAGCGCATTTTCCCTGAAAGTGAGGTGATTTACCTCAGATATAACAACTTTGCTCTTAACGGCTTATTGGCCGATATGTGCAATACATATGAGCAGTTAATGCTATCAGCTCAGGAAAGATATAACAAAGCGGTCGGACATAAAGGCATTTTGGAGCTTGAAAATTACAGCTTTGGTGACGAAAACTTCGCTGAAACTTATAACAAAGTTTTGGCAAAGCAGTTTAAATCATTTTATTCAAACAAAAACGCTGTTATGCCGATTTTTAAGGGTATGAAATATTCAGAACCCTCAACCGATGCCGGAAAGACTACAAACAGCGAGATTAACGATATCCAAAAATTGAGAACTGAGGCATACACGATTGTCGGCAATGCTTTGCATATACCTCCGGCAATTTTAAGCGGTGAGGCCTCTCAGCTCTCGGATGCTATGGATTGTGCTATCGGAAATGCAATTGATCCGATTGCAAATATGTTCGAGCAGGAAATCACCAAAAAGAGATTCGGCGGTGCTGAATTTAATAAAGGCAATTATCTTTTAATCGACACAACAGCGGTAAGGCACATTGATGCCGTAAGTAATGCGAACAACCTTGACAAGTCGATTGCAAGCGGTGTTTTAACTCCTGCGAAAGCTCAAAAGTATTGCAATATGCTCCCTTGCCCTGAAAAATGGGCGAATGAATATTATATTACAAAAAATTATCAAACAGCAGAAAACGCATTGAAAGGTGGTGAATAAATGAAGGACAGAAACTACAATATCAAGCAGATTGCCGAAAATCAGAGTGTCTTGCAGATATATCTTTACGGTGAAATTGAGCCGAGCTGCTTGAACATTTGGGGCGACCTCGTAGAATCCAAGACAAGCGCCGAATATATTCGCAAGGCGATTGAAAAAGCAGGCGAAATTGAAGGCATTGAAATCTACATCAATTCCGTGGGCGGATTTGTTGACGAAGGTGTGACAATTTACAATTTGCTAAAACGGCAGAGTGCGCCGGTCACTGCATACATTGACGGTATGGCGTGTTCAATTGCCTCTGTTGTTGCAATGGCGGCTGACAAGATTGTAATGCCATCAAACACAACAATGATGATTCATCACGCAATCGGCGGTTGTTACGGCAATGCGAAGGAACACAGAGAATTTGCAACCCAGCTTGACAAAATCAGCGAAGCGAGTACAAACTCTTATCTTGTACACGCAGGCGATAAGCTCACGAGGGAAACCCTCGAGCCGCTTCTTGATGCTGAAACATTTTTGACGGCAGAGGAAGCCTTTAATATCGGTTTGTGTGACGAAATTCTTGATCCGGTTGATTTAACCGAATCAAAAGAAGTCATTGACGATGCACAACAGAAGAAAAATCCAAAAGCAAAACAGGCAGCGGCAGAGCTTGCAAAAATGCTTGGTGCAAAGCCTGACCAGCAGACACCACCTGAGCCCAAGCTGAAAAATCCCGAAGAAAAGGATAGCTTTGGCTTTATTGAAGAATACTTCAAAAACAAAAATTATTTATAAAGGAGATTAAAAAAATGAAGAATCTTGATGCGATTAAGAACGCAAAAGCAAAGTTTGCGCAGAACTTGAAAACTGCCATTGATTCCAAAGATGAAGCAAAAATGACCGAGGCTCTCAATGCTTATGCTGACAGTATTCAGCAGTCAATCATTGAGGTCGCACAGGAAATTGGCGAAACTGCCGACAACACAATCCTTGCAAAGAGAGGATTCAGACAGCTTACAAGCGCAGAGCAGAAGTTCTACAACAACTTTGTAACAGCGGCAAAATCTGCTGATGTTAAGCAGGCTCTCACTGGTCTTGATGTTACAATTCCTCAGACGATTCTTGACACCGTGCTTGAGGACATTACAAACAATCATCCGCTCCTCGATGCAATCGGCATTGAGAACACATACGGCTCTGTTAAGGCAATCTTTGCTACAGACACAAAACAGCTTGCTGCTTGGGGCGCACTGAACTCCAAAATCACACAGGAGCTTGCAGGCACAATTCAGGAAAAGGACTTCTCAACGTCAAAGGTAAGCGCCTTTGTACCTGTTCCAAAAGATATACTTGACCTCGGAGCTACATACATCGACGCATATGTCCGCAGAATCCTTGCCGATGCACTTGCTTATGCTCTTGAAGATGGCTTTATTAACGGCGACGGTAACGGCAAACCTATCGGTATGCTCAAGGACCCTGAGGGTGCTGTAAAGGCAGGCGCATATACCGAAAAAACAGCAACAAAGCTCACAAGCCTTGACATTAAGTCGTATATGGATGTTGTTGCCAAGCTTGCGAAGGGCAAGGGCGGTAAAACAAACAACATTACATCGGTTGACCTTATCGTAAATCCTGTTGATTATCTCACAAAGATTATTCCTGCGACTACGGTGCTTGCAACCGACGGTTCATATAAAAACAACCTTTTCCCGTTCCCGACTAATGTTTATCCGTCTGAAATGGTTACGGAAGGCACAGCCGTTATTGGCCAGCTTTCAAAATATAAGGCTTGCCTCTCAACAGGTAAGGAAGGTAAGCTTGATTACTCTGACCAGTACCAGTTTCTTGAAGACAATAGAGTTTACCTTATTAAGGCTTACGCAACAGGCTTTTCACTTCACACAAATGATTTTATTAAGCTTGACATTTCAGCGCTCAATCCTGCTGAAATTAAAGTAACTCTTAATCAGGCAGCAACAGCTTAATTTATCACGGAGGTGTTGAAAAATGGGAATCATGAACGATGTAGTTAATATGCTTGATTTCGACCGCGAACACATTGAAACAGATGAAAGTACAAAGTTGAAAATTGAACTGATTATAGCCAATGGAAAACAGCACCTCCGCGATTATAACCCTCTACTTACTGATGAGGATTTTGAACAGCCGACAAGGGCAAGAAGTTTGTTGTTTGATTATTGCAGATACGCTTACTCGAACGCAGTTGAAATGTTCGACCATAATTTTGAAAGCGAAATTTTGAAATTAAGGCAGGAATACGAGGTGCGAATGTATGATACCGAAGAATAACATTGATTTTTTGACATTCAACGACGGACTTGCAAAAATCTACGAAACCGACGAAAACGACGACATCATCACCGACAGCCTGAAAAAGTATCGTTTTGGCAATGAAAAAATCGGAGTAACTCGGTTTTATGGTGCAAAGCAGAACGATATTGAACTGTCAAAGGTTATACATATTCACAAAGATGAAACATTGAGAACGGATATGGCGGTCATCATTGACGGCACACGGTTCAAGATTGAACAAATTCAGCACGACAAAAGCAAAAATCCCCCTTGCTCGATTTTGAGCTTATCGCAGAGGGGATTATATGAGGGTGGTGCAGATGTTTTTTAAGAATTACGACGAATTTGTCGAACTCATTAAGTCTTGTGGCATTAAATGCGTTGAGGCAGATTACAACAAATCAACTCCTGCCCCATATCTCGTCTATTTCAAAGATGAAGAAACAGGAACTTACGCAGACGGTAAATGTCTTTGGAAAACTGCAAAAATCATCATAGAACTCTACACCGCAAGAGATGACCACGCAAGCGAAACGAAGTTTGAGGAGTGGCTCAACGAAAACGGTTTAGGTTGGAAAAAGCCGAACCGAGCGTGGGACATAACGAATAAACTTTGTGTAAGTTATTACAATCTGAGTGTGACTTTCGATGAGTAATTACCAAAAAGTCGGCATCGACCGCCTCGGAAACGCCCTATCGAAAGAGCTGTCAACCTATTCGGCTGATATCCAAATGGGCGTAAGATTGTTGGTTGATGAAAAAGCCGAAGAACTCAAAAACGAAATCAAGAAAAATGCACCTGTCGGCAAAAGAAAAAAATATCGCAAATCATTTAGGATAAAGGTCACAAACGAAACATTTCGATTCTATGAAAAAACGGTGTATGCCGCTAAGCCTGAGTACCGGCTTACACACCTCCTCGAAAAAACTCGTAAAAAGAGGGGCCAAAAAGGCGGAACGGTACAACCGAAGGTGCATATTGCTCCGGCTACAGAGAAAATTCATGGCGAATTTGAAACCGGAATAAAAAAGCTCATTAAATCATCGGAAGCTTTTGGCGGCGGTGATTTGAGCGGTATAAAAAGAATCTAAAAACATAAGGAGTGTTTATTTTATGAATAAAACGATCAGAAAAGTTGGTTATGCTGTGCTGACAGAAAGTAGTACAGGCGAGATCACATACGGTAAGCCTGTGTGGTTTAAGTCTGATAAGGCAGGCGGCAGAAGTATCGGTGCTGAACCTATCGGCGATTCAAACACAATCTACGCTGACGGCTTGCCTATCATTGTAGCGAGTGCGAACGGCGGCTATACAATCAGTCTTGAGCTTATTTCAGCAGTCGACGACATCGAAAAAGATTGGTTCGGTAACGATGAAGCAACTGAAGGCGGTATTATTGAGAAGGGCGGCATCAAAGTGATGCCGAGATTTGCCCTCCTTGCAGCAAAGGAAACATACAAAGGCGATAAGCTCTACGAAATTGATACATATTTTGACTGCGTAGCTGCAAGAGCGAGCAGAAACGACAAAACATCAGAAGGTAACTTCGATCCACAGTTCCCGACCTTTACGGTCACAGCAAAGCCACGTCCTGACAATGACTTTGTGCGCTACACATCATATGCAGATACTCTGCCCGAAAGCGTTGTAACTCCTACTGTAAAGGCTGTAAAGGCTGCAAAATCGGCAGTTCCTACAGATCAGGCCTCATCAGACACTACAAAGGCGGCTAAGAGCTAATGAAAGACACAGTTGTTATTAACGATAAAAATGTTGAGGTTGAGGTTACGGCATATACAATGCTCATCTACGAGGACACATTCAAAGGCCACAGCTTTCTGCGTGATGCCGACCGTGTCCTTGTCAAGAATCTCAATGATGTTAAATTTGGCTCTGCTGTAAAGCTTTTATGGGCAGCGGCAAAGACGGCAGATGATACAATTCCCAACTTTAAGACTTGGGCGAAAGAAATCAGCATTAAGGACGCTATTTCGGCGACAGACACAATCATCAATCTCATTGTTGACAGCCTTAAAAGCGACAGCCCAAAAGTGACAGCGACAGCGACAGCAACTTAAACGGATTTAAAACTTTCCTGACGGCAAAGGAAGTCTTATCCTATGCCGTCAGGTGCGGTCTGACTGTCGCTGATCTACAGAAATTTACAATAGGTTTTGTCTTAGATTATGTCGAAACCTATTTCGCATTACGAAACAATAAGAACATCCACGAAAATGAAGAAAAATATCTGAAAATGAAATCTGTGTTGCCTTTCGTTACAGAAAGATTTGAAAACAAGGAAATCTCGGAAGAGCAGTACAGCGAGTTTATGAACAGATACAAGAAGTTGGAGGATAGATATGGCATCTACGATTAAAGGCATCACCGTCAAGATTGCCGGCGATACAATGGATTTGCAGAAATCCCTAAAAGCTGTACAGTCCTCATCCTCGAGTTTGCAGAGAGAACTGACTGCAATTAATAAGCAGTTAAAATTTGATCCTGAAAACACTGTTTTGCTTGCTCAAAAGCAAGAAGTGTTAAAAGAACAAATTGAAAACAGCAAATCTGCCCTCAAAAAGCTACTTGATGTACAAGATCAGGTTGAAGAACAGGCAAAAAACGGCGAAATTTCGACGGAGCAGTACAGAGCTTATCAGCGTGAAGTCGAAAAAGCGAAAAGCAAACTTGAAACTTTCACCAAACAGCTTGCGGAAACCGAGGAAAAAGCAAATGCGATAAACCTCGAATCTGCCCGAAATGAGATGTCAAAAACCGAAACAAGTGTTGACAAGACAGGCGACAGCTTTAAAAACCTTGAAAATAAGTCAAATAAAACTGATTTATCCAAGGTCAAAAAAGAAATGGATGATGTTAAATCCTCGGCTGATAATCTTAAATCTGCCGTCGGTGATGCGGTAAAAGATGTCGTAGCGGCAACAGCGGCAGTCGGCGGAGCTGTTACAGGCGCAATTGTAAGCGCAAACGGGGAGAAAAAGGCTCTCAATTCTTTGCAGGCACAAGCAGGCTTGACCGCCGAGGAGATGACAAAGTACAAAGATGTCCTTGAAGATGTTTACAAAGGAAATTTCGGCGAATCTCAGGAAGAAGTTGCGAATGTTCTCGCTTTGATTAAGCAAACAACTAACGAGACCAATCCAAGTAAGCTTAAAGATATGACCGAAAATCTCTTTACATTGAGAGATACATACGATTACGATTTTGTCGAAACCTTGAGAGCGGTCAACATGCTTATGGAGCAGTTCGGTGTAACAGGCGATGAAGCGTTTAATCTTATTGCGCAGGGCAGTCAAAAAGGCCTTAACAAAAACGGCGACTTGCTCGACACAATTAACGAATACTCTGTACATTACAAGCAACTCGGCTATGATGCAAACGAGTTTTTTAATTCACTTGAAAACGGCTCAAAAGCAGGTACTTTCAGCATCGACAAGCTCGGCGATGCGATGAAAGAATTTGGCATCCGCTCTAAGGATACCGCCTCAAGTACGCAAGAGGGATTTGCTCTTCTCGGCTATGGCGCAAAAGCCTCGGCTGAGGACATTCAAAAAGCCAAGGACGAAGTCGCAAAGCTCGAAAAAAATCTTTACTATGCAAAAGAGGAGCAAAAAGGCTTTAACAATTCGACGAGCGAATTAACAAAGCAAAAGAATGCCGATAAAATTGAACAATATTCAGAGGCGCTAAAAACTGCTAAAGAAAATCTTGCAAATCTCGAATCAGCAGGCAAAGGCGCAAAAGGTAGTATTGAGGATTTGCAGGCAAGATTTGCAAAAGGCGGAGACAGTGCAAAATCAGCAACATCAGAGGTCTTAAAAGCTCTGTTTGAGATGGATGACAAGGTTAAGCAAAATCAGGCAGGTGTAGACCTCTTTGGCACGATGTGGGAAGATTTGGGCATTGACGGCGTAAAAGCTCTGATGAAAGTTAATGGCTCTGCCGACAAGACCAAAAACACCATGCAAAAAATTAAGGACATCAAGTACGACGATGTTGAAGCTGACTGGGAAAGTCTTGGCAGAACGGTACAAACTGATGTTATCAATCCTATCGGAAAATCGCTGTTTCCGGAAGTCAAAAAACTTTGCAATTTTGCAAGTAAACACACCAAAGACATTATCCCTACGCTTAAAATTGTAGGCTCTCTTGTCGGCGGTATTTGGGTAGGCAAAAAAACAACCGCTGTTGTAAGCGGTGTACAAAGCCTTATAGGCGCATATAAAAGCCTCAGAATTGCTACAGATACTGCCAAAATTTCGCAAGAAGGTCTTAACCTTGCGCAGAAATCAAACGCAATCGGCATTGTCGTAGGCTTAGCCGCTACGCTTGTAGGCTCCTTGTGGTCAATTGCAAGCGCAAACGATGAAGCCAAAGAATCACAGGACAAGCTCAACGAAGCACATGAACAGGCTCAGGAAGAAATCAAAGAGCTGAAAGATGCCAATGATGAATATGTTCAGAGCAAAAAAGATGCGGCGTCAGAGGTTGAAAGTGAATTTCAATATTACGACGATTTGTGGATCGAATTGCAAGGCATTGTTGACAAGAACGGCGAAGTTAAAAAAGGCTATGAAGACAGAGCAAAATTTATCACAAATGAATTAAGTGAAGCTATCGGCAAAGAAATAGAATGGAACGGTAATGTTATTACATCTTACGATAATGTAGCCGAATCTATGGATAAAGCCCTTGAATCAAAGAAAGCTCTTGCTATGTTATCAGCTACAGAAGATGCTTATCAAACTGCTGTATCGGGTCTTGCAGGAGTGAAAACTGATGCAATAAATGCTTATGCCAAAAAGAAAAAAGCACAAGAAGAGCGCGACAGTGCAGCGGAAGCCGCACAAAAATATAATACAGAAGGACTTGACAGAAACAAAAAAATAATCAAAATTGCGGGGTGGGCATTTGAGAACGGAAAAATCTCGCAAACCGATTATCAAAAATACCTTAAAGACGCACAGAATAAGCAGAATACAGCTAAAAACGAGCGTGCTTTATCATCATTTGGCGCGGCATACGGTGCTGAAAGTCAAAAAACTAAAGATAACCTCAAAGAGAAAGAAAAAACTCTTAAGGAAGTTGAAAGCAAATATAACGAGTATCAAAGAAAACTCGTCAATTATAATACCACGATTCAAAACTTTGAAAACCTCACAGCGGCAACCGCAAAAGGTAACACCGAAGAAATTAAAGCTGCAATGTCGGATGTCGCGAACAGTATTGTTACATACACAACAGGCACTAAAGATGCTCTCGAACAGCAGGTCAATGATTTTAAGACAAATGCCGAGAATTTAAGGACAGCATACAAAGACGGTGTTGAAGGTGTCACAAAAGACCAAGTTGAAGAAGCCGAAGAGTTGCAGGAAAGAGCAGAAATTGAGCTTGCTAAATACACCGATATGTACGGCACGGTTGCCGCAATTGCTACAGGCAAAGCTGATGAAATCACTGCACAACAGCAGAAAATTAAAGAGGGCTTTATTGATGCCGAAACAGGCTCAAGAGAAAGCCTTGAAAATCAGCTTGCAAATTTTACCGCAAACTATGAGTTATTAAAAACTGCAATGGACGAAAATCAACCGGGCGTAACTCAAAAAATGGTTGATAATGCAAAAGAGCTTGTAGATAAGGCAACCGTTGAGCTTAACAAACTCGAACCAAACAGCGAAGAAGCCGGTAAAGGCATCCCTGAGGGCACCAGCAAAGGTACGAAAGACAAAGACGCCAACAAAAAAGTTGATGATTCGTGCAAGTCGCTTGTCAATAGAATCTTTGATAATTTTTCGGGAGTTTATGACAAATTCTACGAAGAAGGCAAAAACTTAGTTCAAGGCTATATGGACGGTGCTGGAAGCCTTACCGATAAATTATTTAAGTCGGCAGGAGGACTTGCAGAATTAAGTCTTAGTGCTATTCAGAAAACACAAGATTCACATTCGCCTGCCCGAAAAAGCCGAAAATTAGGACAAGACTTAGGACGAGGTTACCCACTCGGCATTAAAGACGAAATCGGAGAAGCAGAAAAGGCGGCAAGGTCTATGAGTTCAAGAACCTTGTCAGCACTTGAAGGTGATCCGATTCGAGCAATTAACGGCAAGTTTGCAAATATTCGCACACAAAGTCAAAATGCAGCGGTAAACGGTCAAATGTTGAAAACTGTTACAAATTCACCTACGATTGAAATTCAATTCACAGGCGATGTCAACATCAATAATGACATGGATGTTGATGATTTTAACCGACGTGTGTCAACTGCGATTGTGCAGACACTTGACGGTGAAGCGTCGAAATTGGGAGGTTAAAGATGAGGCATAGTTTTACATACAACGGCACTGATTTACGGACATTAGGCTTTTTTATAGCTACACCTCCCAAATATCAAATCGCAAAACGCAGTTTTGATTTTACTTCTGTTTATGGCAAAAACGGCGGAGTGATTTCTGACAATGGTGTTTTCGATAATGTTGAAATGCAGTTCGAGGTCAACAGTTATCCATACATTGTGCCAAACGAAAGTAACGCTGAGCTTGTAAGAGCGTTTGCTGAGTGGCTTACCGTTTGGGACGGTGAATATAAAATCTTTAGGGATACATATAACACCGGCTATTTTACCAAAGCGATTTGTACAGGAATTGAGCCAATAGAAGAGGTTGCTCCTCTTTGCTTGTCAACGACTATAAATTTTAGTCGAGTGCCGTATTGGTACAGTGATTTAGGTCAGGAGATTATCCGACCCAAATTGACCTCAACACAAAACGCAGAAATCAAAGTCTATAATCCTGAAAATTACAAAGCAGAGCCTTTAATAAAAATCATCAACAAAGGTGCAAAAGTTAACCCGTTGACGCTGACGGTTAATGATAGTCAAACTTTAACGGTTAAAACATCATCGGAGAAGGATTATATTGAACTTGATTCCGAACAGCAGTCCGCTTCTTTCAACAACGGCATGAGTTTAGCAAACAATTGCATAATCTGCACAGAGTTTCCAAAGCTTTTGCCCGGTTGGAATAAAATAAAACTCTCAGGAAAAAGCGCAAATGCGTTTACTGACATTGAAATTAAACCGAATTGGAGAAGATTGTAATGTACCCTATTTTGTATAACATCGCTGACTATTACAAAAATCCAACACCATTGTTTGAATCTAACGGTTTCGGCTTTTTGACCGAATGTACCGAGTTCTTGGTGACAATGGAGCAAAATGGCATATACAGCTTTAGCGCGAAAATAAAAAGCACAGATAAGCTTGCGCCCAAAATTAAAATAACCTCATATATTAAAGCGAAAGTGAATAATGTATCTGAGCCACAGTATTTTTATGTCACAAAAATAGAGGTCGATAAAAACGGTGATTTGACCGTGTCGGGCGAACATGTGTCAAGAATGTTTTTTCAAAATGGCACAATTCCTCGTGCGACAGACGGTTCGATGTATGGCACACCGAAAGAATTAATTGACCACTTCATGCGAGATTACAGCCAGGTAGGGAAACCTCTGTATATGTGGTTTACGGAGGCCCCATATAAGTGGTTTAGTTTCAGTTCATCAATCACAGCAAAGAAAAGAATTTACTTGGGCTATTCACAGGCGGTAAAGTTTGAGGATATCTTCAAAGACGATGACGAAGGGTTGATAAATCAGTTTGACGGTGTTCTGTATTTTAACAATTTTGATATTCATTTTGAAAAAATCAGTACAGCAGGTGTGAAAAGTGGCTATCGAATTGCTTTTGGCACTAATGTGTCAGATTATAAGCAGACTGCTGAAATCGGCAATTACTATACACATGTTATGCCTTACGCACGATGCAACACCACGGACAATAAAGAAGTCGTCGTGTCAAGTCCTGAACCGTATGAAACAGGTTTAAAACGGAGTATTAAAAACACATATTTATACGACTGCACAAGTAAAATCAAGAAATACACTTTAAACACAAGCACCGGCGAAAACTACGAAGAAGTCAGAGATGCTTTGCGTAACGCAGTTGCTGATTATAACTATTCGACGGAACAAACATCGGAAACCCTGAGTATAAGGGTAACTCTTGAAAACGAGCTCACTAAAATGCACGCAATCAAACTTTATGATGAAGTAACGGTTGTAATGCCGGACGGCACGAATTTGAACCGAAGAATTTCAAAAACGGTTTACGATAGCGTGCCTCAAAAATACAAAGAAATTACAATCGGTGACTTAAGTATGTCAATGTCTGATTTATTAAAAATCCAAAGGAGGTTTAAAAGATAATGGCTATTAGTTTAGCACATAAATCAATTACAATTGATGTAAATGACCGCAACGCACCGAATGTTGTTGGTATTGTCAATGTCAACGATAAAGCAACACGCTATCTCGATGTAACTTTAACGGCAAACGGTGAAAAATTGACCTTTGCAGATTGCACAGTAACGGCAACCTTTGCGACGGACGGATATTTAATTTCAGATTCAGTCGCTTGCACCCTGAACAGCACGGCAGATGTTATTACTGTTCCGCTCGAAGATTTCAAGTCTATGTCGGGCTTTTTAGCGATTGAAATTAAGATTGCAAACGGTGAAACGCAGGTTTTGAATACACCGCTTGCTTTAAAAGTTAAAGTAACTCCAAGTCTTCTTGACAAGAGCATGATCAGTAAAGACAGCGTTGGCACAGCCGCTGAAATCTGTAGAGAGGTTGCCACGGCAAGAGGCAAATCCTCAAGCCTCAACGCAAGGCTTAACGGGATTGATTCGTCTGTGTCTAATAAAGCTGACCAAAGCACGGTCAGTCAGTTATCAGCACAAATGCAGACGGCAGAGAAAGCGCTTACAGGCAAGGCAAACGCAACAGATGTAGCCAATGCACTTAAATCAAAAGAAGACAACTCGAACAAGGTAAGCTCCAAAAGGGACATTACAGACAGCAGCACTAATTATCCGAGCATTAAATATCTTAACGATTTCTATTACGATGCGAACGAAGCCTACTCATCAGAAGAAACGGACAAGCTTCTCGGAAACAAAGCTGACAGCAATTCTGTTTATTCAAAGACTCAAACCGATGATTTGCTCGGTGGAAAAGCAGACAAGACAGATGTTGACGATGTCAAGGCATATATCGGCTACACAGACAGCGATATTCTTGGATTGCAGGTTGATTTTGAAAACAAGACATTCAAACGGCTCGCAGGAGCGGTCAATCTTTCGCAGGGAGCAGATTTTGATAAATTCACGATGTATGGCGGCAGAAGAAGATGTAATGTTTCTGATGACGGAACAATCACAGCATACTACGGAGATGAGAGCTATACAGAAGACGGTTCCAACGGTCAGGTTATGGTTTATCAGCCAGCATTTTACTATAAGGTCGTTCCGCTAAAGTTGGAGAAAAACTCTGATTCCGGTATTGGCTATCACTTGCGTAAAGCAAACTATTATGTAAGCTCAAAGCCAAAAACAGGCTTCAAACTTCATCCAGCATTCTACGACGAAAACGGCAACGAGGTCGGATATATCCTGTATTCAGCCTATGAGGGTAGTATGTACGATGTTTCCGCAAATGCCTATGTCAATGACGGTGTTGACACTGATACCGCAATTGAAACCGGAGATTTACTCTGTTCGGTTGCAGGAAAGAAACCGATTTCCGGACTGAAAAAGGTTTTGACTAAAGCAAACCTTGAACTGATGGCACAGAACAGAAGTACAAATTGGCATTTGGAAACAATCAAGGCAATAAGTGCAAATCAGCTTCTGATGATTATTGAACTCGGTACAATGAATACCCAAACCGCTATCGGGCAGGGTATTGTCAGTATCACCGATAATACATCATACAACTGTTCAAGTCTTACCGGTTCAACCGCAAGCCTTGGAAACGATACGGGACAGGCAACAGAAACCGTCAACGAAATAGGCGGAACTGAAACAACCTACAATGTAAACGGTAAAGTTTCGGTGTCTTATCGTGGCGTTGAAAATCCCTGGGGTAACATTTGGAAACACGTTCAGGGTATAAACATTTGGGGTGACGGAACAATGTGTGGCGGTCAACCTTATATCGCAGAAGGTTTCACATACAACGAACGCAAAAATACTGACCCATATCACCCTGTTGGATTTACCCTTGCAAAGGCAAACGGTTATGTTAATGCAATGGGTTATGGTTTAGAAGAATATGATTGGCTGTTTATGCCTTCGGAAGTCGGTGGTTCGTCTGCACTGCCTGTTGGCGATTACCTTTATGTTATACCAAATTTGAAACTTTACCGTATCGCCCGATTGGGCGGAGGCTGGAATGCCCGCAGTAATGGGGGCGGTTTCTATTGGGCTTGTAGTGACGGTGCCAATGGTCGTGGTCAGAATACCGGCGGTCGCTTAGTGTACATTCCGACTGCTAAGTCTGGTGATGCGCCAACTAAGTCTTACTCTTCGTCAGAGGTTGATTCGCTCCTTGCGACCAAATACGATTCTGCCAACATAGAGAGCGGTACATCAACGCTTACGCCGTACTCAACCGTTGCAAATAAAATCAAAAGTGCAAGCTGTACATATAAGACGATTGGCGACATCGTAATCGTCAGCGCAACCGTCAAAATGAATGCTGTTACAATTGGAGCAAACAGTTCATATCCGCTGATTGATTTACCATACAAGTGCATTGCTGTGGATGATGTTTTTTGTGTCGGCATTTCAAACCTCGGCAAGATTTTTAAATTTGCCGTACCTAAAAATAACACTTGGTTGCAGTTTCAGTCACAGGATAAGACGGCTTACACATTTGCAGACGGCGAGCAGATTAATGTGATTTGCTCGTACAAAATTAAATAAAGGAGAATTTAAAAATGGAACTTAAAGAAAAAATCACACTCGATATGCTCACAAAGGACAGCGTGTCGGTACTCAGACAGCAGTTTTTGACCTTTAACGGTGAAGAAATGCAGGTGGGCGTAAACATCCGCAACGCATATATGAACGATGAATTCGGCAGAGAACAGTTGAGAAAGGTTCTCTCTGACGAATATTACAATGCCGTTATGGCGGTGTGGGGTGATAATCCAACCGTTGACGAGCCGACAGAAAGCGAGGTGTAAACAATGAAAGAAAACATTTTACAGGCATTATTTGCCACGGTGTGTGGTGCTATTGTCGCATATCTTAACATCTTGCTTGTGCCGTTTGCGGTGATGATTGCGGTAATGATTATCGACTACATCACTGGAATGGCACAGGCATACATAAGCCACACGCTTAACAGCCGTGTCGGTGTAACGGGCATTATCAAAAAGGTAGGCTATATCGTAGCCGTAGCGGTCGGTATTGTTGCCGACTATCTCATCAGCTCGGCACTTGTCAACTGCGGAATCGACCTGCGGATTAACTACTGTATCGGCATGATTGTTACGATTTGGTTTATCATCAACGAATTAATTTCAATCCTTGAAAACCTTTCGGAAATCGGAATCCCATTGCCGAAATTTTTGGTATCAATCGTCAAGAGATTAAAGACAACAGTCGAAGTAAAAACAGATGAAAGCGAGGAGTAATTATGGTTTTATCTAATACTGTTGACAAAATGTTAAGCGAAGATTACAAAGAAAGGTTTATCGCTGAATATCAGCAGTTATCAATCCGCCACGACGGCTTAAAGAAAATGCTTGAT